CAACCACAGGGCAGATCTGGCACAATTCTTTACCTATCGGTTTCAAACCCTTCTCAGGAAAAAACCACTCCAAAGGACTGTACTTACAGATTCGCCCCTCTCTTACCTTTTTGGGCAAAGGCTTAGCCATCTCATATGAGGTAGCACGCCAAGGCCTGCCATTCTCCATACTCACGTTTCGTAGCCTCTCATCTGTTCGATCTGATGTTTCGTAAAACTTAGAGAATTTGGATCTGCGATTGAAAGACTTCCATCTCTCATTTCTTTCAACTTTGCGGACACACAAACTTTGCATCGACACCCAACCGTAAATGCGTCGATTCCATGTAGCGGTTCCATCTCTAAAATTAGTAGCTGATAATTCCCTACAAACCATTAACAGAAACACTATTTTGTGTAATTTCTTCTTTTACAGGATCGTCCTTGAAACGCCCCATGTTCTGTTGGATTGTAACTTGATGTAACCCTGTCGCTTCCGCTAGTTCTCTATAGGTCTTCCCATGTAGTCTGAGTACTGAGAATAATTCACGGCGCTCTCTACCTAGCTGGGCGACTCTTTGTCTACACCTATCAATCTCATTTGTTTGCTCAATAACTTTGTCCATCAAGATTTTGACTTTCTGAATCTCTTCTTTGCTTTTAACCATCTTTAACCTCCTATGGCTGCTCTAACATTTGCCGAAATAGTTCTTAAAGACTCAATTTGGGTCCTTATCGAAATTAATCTTTGCTGATGTCCTTTTTCTTGGGCTTCTAGTAATTTCCATTCTCGGAATGCGTCGGAACTTCGCACTTGAGCCATCGATTCTTTTTGAGAAACCGTCCCGTCAACCATCTTTATCATCATCCGGTGATATTGATTTTTGTATTCAGCTTCAGCTTCTGCTCTTAACTCACTAATCTCAGCGAACTCTTCAACCGTTTTTTCCAAAAGACCCATCAGCCTTAACAGCATTGCTTCTACATCTGCTGGATACAGTGGTTCGTTCATCTCTCTTGGATCTCCAATCGCAAACCATCTAATTTCCCAACCTCTGGGGCATTGAAGGTCAAAGAGACTAAATGTTTAGGATTATCGTCCTCAATTACTCCAACATCAACGATCCCATCTATTGCCGCTTTCACAGCAGGGAAACAAGCCCCAACATCTTGCATAGAACGTCTGTTCGTCACTAGAGGAGTAGCTATTACTGCAATCTTGTCTAATCTAGGCAATTTTTTAGATTTAGTTAACCAACCGAAGGTTGTGCGCATCTCTTTAATTTTTTGTGCTCGTTCCATGTGGTGCCATCTCCTCTCAGCATTAGTGGTCCACGGCCTTTCACCATGTAACTCGATTACCCAACAGTTCATCTTTAAATCTTAACATATTTATATTGCTACCGCTATTCTTGTTTGTTCTTTGTTAACTCATCAACCCTCTAAGGCAGTTACGGCAGCCCCACTCTTAAAACTCACCCCACACGTTTGGCATTGCAAATACCAGATTGGTTGAGAGAGCCGTGCCGGAGCCGGAACATGGTTAAGAATACGTATATGTGATGATTCACAACCAGGGCACTCTCTTATTGCGTAGCGCTGTTTAGTCTTTCGGCGTTTATGCCAATTTCCCCCTACCAGACTCGCTCCATACTGTTTACCTAATTGACCAACCTTAATTTTTCGCCAAGCAACAGTGTCTATATGTTCCCCGCTAGGCGCTTTTACTGCTATCTCTCGAAGTCCTGAACAGCCATTCACAGTTTCGATTGTTAAATCCACTTCCCATCCTGGCATCCCCAGATCATCTAACAACTCTGTGAAAGTCTCTCTATCAATTTCAGTCATTAGAATGGTTCCTCGTTTTTTTGATTGCGACCAGGTAAAGAAGCATGGTTATTAATTTCTACGTTGCGCGCTTTCTTAGCACCTGCTGTTGCGTTGACCCATTTCACAGAAAGCCCAACGTCCTCAGCCGTAATACTGACTTTCGATTTTTGTGTTCCATCAGTAGCGTTCCACGTTGCATAGTTCAACCGACCAAATACGTATACCCGGTCCCCTTTATGGAAAGATTCGGCACAATTCTCTGCTAATTCTCGCCAAACATCTACATCAAAAAAGTGTGCTTTGTCTTCCCCGTTTTGAGATTTCTGATTCCAAGCAATACCAAAGCTTGCAACTGCTAATCCTGTGTTTGTAAATCTAAGTTCAGGATCTCTAGTTAGATTTCCAACAACTGAAACTGTGTTATCAAATGCCATTTGATTCCTTAATGCTTAACCGAATCTTGCCAATCTGACAGATCGATTTATTTGTAACTTGTCAAGTTACCTTACAACACAAACTCTTTTGAGTCAATTGCCTTAAGGATTATTTGAATGGGTTCCCATATCTTATGGGTTGCAAACGGTACCGCTATAAGGTAATGTTGTGAATGAGAAGGAAATATAAACCAAACCATATGGGAAAGCTTTCAATGGGACACCTATTGGGCATTCTTTAACTACCTACATGTGAAAGGCAAAATGGCAAACTTAAACGAATTGCAAATGCAACCAATCCAAACGGCTGCAAACGCATTAAATAACCTTGCCGACGATCCAACACAAGATGAGATCGCTCTGGCAATTACTACAACAATAGACAACCTATCTGAGGTCATGGAAAGGCTAGAGATTTCAGACCGCACTGCGATCACTTTGTTAGATAAATGGAAGAAAGCACAAGACCACTTATCTATGGTTCATAGGACCCAAACGCAGACAATCGCTGAACGGTTACTTTCTAAGAATAACGGAACGTCTATTCCAATAGTAATCGATACTGAAGATGGAGAAATTATCTGCACACCTCGAATTAAAATTGGGAGAAAGATAGACATTACTCAACGTGAAGATGTTATGCGTGCAGTTGAACGTGCGACCGCAAATAAAGAGAACCGCTTAAATCCTGACGGCTCCGGGGAACTACTTGACTATGACACAGCGAAAGTTGTGCTTTTCAAAAAAGTATTCCGAATGGAACCTCGATGGACCGAAGCGAAAAAACTTAACATCAATCCAGACGATTACAGTAGCAAAAGTTTTTCTTACACTCTTGATATCCAGAAAGCAGCGAAACTATGAGCGATTTGCAGAACATTGAACCGCAAGCCATTACACGCACAAGTATCAATACTGACGAGCGGCGTTATGCACTTATGAAACAGCAGGCCCACGACATTGCTCAAGCAAAAATGAGTATCCCTGGAGAATACAGAGGTCAACTTGATGACATCATCTCAGCAGGAATAGCTGGGCTTACTTTCGGTTGGTCTTTGATGGAATCAATGAACAACTTTCACATCATCAAAGGCAAACCATCTATGACTTCTGCCTCAATGCTTGGCTTGGCTAGATCTGCGGGTCATTCAATCATCCTAGAGGAAGACGAAGGAGTAGCAAGAGCGATCGGAACCAGAGCAGACAACGGAGATACTTACACTTCTGTGTTTACATTAGAAGATGCTCGTCTTGCCGGTTTGCTAAAAAACAATACTTGGAAGCAATACCCCGCCAACATGCTGAGGTGGAGAGCGGTTAGCAACCTATGCAGGTTCTTGTTTACTGACATGTCACACGGGGTTCTCTATACTCCTGAAGAACTAGGGGCAAGTGTTGATGATTCAGAGAATCCAATTAGTTTCCCAGAGATGGTTACTTCTAAATCAGCGAAGCAACAACTTATCCAGCACTTTGGAGGAGGCACTCCTGGTGATGGCATTTATGAAGAAAGCTTAACAAAAGCTAGTGCCGCATGGGGTGATCGAAATCAACGCTCAATCTCTCGTGATGAACTAGACAACCTCTGTGTAATCGATGCTGAAATCGTAGAAGAACACGAAATCAAGGCAACCGAAGAACCAGTGGTATAAGGTAAAAGATCCACCGACACATTCCAGCCGGTGGATCTTATTAATTCCCGCCAAGGAAAGAGTGCTAACTTATGGAAGAGCATAACAGCAATTTACGGAGTGAACTAGGGCCTTTCGCAATTTTGCCTCGTTGGATATTGGATACCGAAATATCTCATGGGGCTGTGCGGTTGTACTGTGTCCTCGCTACCTACACAAATGAAAGCCAAGTGGCCTGGCCTAGCCGGGCAACACTTGCAAAGCGTTTGGATGCATCAACGAAATCTGTCAATAGGTACTTAAATGAACTTGACAAAATTGGTGCAGTCCAAATTGAACATCGGTTCACAGAAACACAAAGCGGAAACCGGATCAACAGAACAAATCTTTACACCTTAAAAGTGGTACCTCCAAAGACAGTTGAACCCTTGGGGGTAGTCCCACCTATGGGGCCACCTAGTGACAAGGTTGACCCTACGGGTAGTGTCATGGATGTCACCCAGAACTATAACCAAATAGAACTAGAACCAATGAACAAACAAAATGATCGGTTCGAAGAATTCTGGAAGGTTTACAAAAGGCCGCAGAACAAAAAGACAGCGAAGGAACAGTGGTCTAAAAAAATCAAATGTCCCCAATTAGCAGACCAGGTTATTGAGGCAGCGACACGCCAAGCAGCTAGCACTGAACAGAAATATATTCCTCATGCTTACAAATGGCTTAGGGATGAACGCTGGACTGATGAGGTATTAGCACTAAAAGGAACAAATATGACTTTGGATAGAATGCAACAGTATTCAATCGAGCGAGGACTGGTCGATGAATAGCCAGGAGAGAGACCAACGCCGTGTCGCCGTGGTATCCATCACAAAGCTGGCATTTGCGTTTAGCAAACAGCTAGAAGACCAGCAAATTGATATCTATATAGACAATTTGTACGATCTAGATCCTGAGGAACTTACAGTAGCCGTTGACAGAATAATCAGAACTGAGAATTTCTTCCCAAGTATTGCAAAAATTCGAGAGATTGCTTTGATCGGTGAGAATAACTTGTCATCAGGCGAAGCTTGGTCCCAGGTATGCCAACGGATACAAAGATCTGGGATGAATGGTGGAACGAAAGGGTTCAATCCTTCAACGACAGCCGCCATTCTTGCTTGTGGCGGATATCCACAACTTTGCCAATCTTTAAACCCGAATAATGATAGATACATATTCACAAGAGCTTATGATGCCCACATTTTAAGAACCAACCGGGAGAAGATCAACCAAAAATACGTTATGGACTCAGACACAAAAATGCCTTTCTTGACTAATTCTATTAAACGACTTAACTGAATTGATATATGGGTACCCATGTGTTAAGGTGTTAGTAAATAAACCAAATGGAGAAACCAAATGACAAATTCTGTAGAGACAGGGCGTCGCATTCGCAAAGCCATTGACGCAGATATGCCGGTTGCTATCCCACGAATCGCTAGCTGTAGAGCCTGTGGCGAAACCACTACTGTAGCTGGCTGGATTTACTGTATTGAACATCGGTCTGGTAGAGACCTTGCACAATTGATAGAGGCAGGAGAGCATCACGGAAATTGGGAAGTGTCACGAAATCGTCTAGGAAACCCAACTTGGAAACGAGCACAATGAGAATCTACGCAGACGCCTTCAACAAACTGATTAGTGCTCATCCTACAGTTATGCAAACTGACATAATGACTGAAACATACATTGATAGTTGGAAACAATTACCACCAGCTACAGTTAGCCGAACAGTAGATTGGTTTGTCGAGAACTGGCAACGCTTTCCCTCTCTTGAAGAGTTTATTGACCAAGCAAAATTGGAACGTGGACTACAAAACAGGAACGCAAAGAAGCAGCAAATGGATAGCTGTTTAGAATGTGACCGTGGTTTCATTTCCGTTGATTTAGAACACGACACATTTAGGCCATGCGAAAAATGCTTACCCGACACTTTTGAGAACTGGGCGACAGGCCAATATGCGCCTAATTAGATTATTTCCATTCGCTTTAGCTGTTTTAGTAATGTTCTTTGCAAATGGAACTTCAGTTAAAGAATATCCCATAGTTTTCACAAAGTGGGTAGAGCAACCTACGACTACAACGGTTTACGAATATGGGCCAAATCCTATTCGCCAATATTTTAGCGGACCGGAATTGCCTGAACTTACACAGCAACGTTACCGAGCGGTAACTGTTTCTGTCACTTCAGAAATAGAGGCAGTGTTGTGTTCCCCTGAACGAGAATGGGATTGTGAAGAAGCAAAACACGTTGCGTTCTGTGAATCCTCGAACCGGCCAGGCATCATTTCAAAACCGAATAGCAATGGGACTAGAGACTGGGGTCTCATGCAGATTA